CTTCTTCTTTTGCTTCACCTATAATTGCATTAGGCATAACGGTAACATCACCATTAACTTTTTCAGTTTCTTTTTTTAATAATTTTTTAACATCTTCTACATCTGATTTTGGAACAAGTAATTTACCATACGAAAATCTAGCAACATTAAATCCTTTTCTTTTTAAAAATGATAACGTGTGCCACTCAAATCCTTCAGCAATTTCTCTATCTTCTTTAACAGGTATACCTTTTTGTACCATACGAGATAATGCCAAGCCTGATAAGAAAGGTATATGTTTTTTTCTTAAATCATTTAAAAAATGATTAGGTATCTTATCAAAAATTTTTCTTAATTTGTTTGCATTATCAATAGATATAGTTTTGCCTTTAAGGTCTGAATATTGTCTTGCCAAAGCGTCTAATTGAGACCTTGAAAATTCTTGTATATCTTGTTTATCTTGTTCTATTAGTTGTTCTTCAGTAATAAATTCTTCTTTTCTTAATATTGCTTTAGCAATATCGTGTGCTTTTGTAACTGTTTTTTTATCTACAGGTGGCTCATCATTGTACATATCTTTAGCTTTAGCCATACCAATTGCGTATGCACTATCTTTAGATACATCTTCTTTAAACTTACCTTTTAGATAATCTTTTGTAATTGATAACTGTTGAGCACCATCTCTTTTTAACTGGTCACGTTTTTTATTTGCGTCAGGTTGTGTTTTAAATGGCACAGCAAATCTCTTACCGTTTTTAGGATCCAAATATCTTACAACATAAGCTAATTCCATTTCGCTCATATGTTGTCTTAATTCTGTCCAAGTTGTTTTATACTTGCTCATTTTTACTCTCCGATTGTGCCCAAAATTCTTTAAATGACTTCTTAACTCCACTTGGTGGTGTACCTAAATCTCTCTCCATATCTGCTTTAGATTTCTGATATTTTCTTTTAAAATGTTCTGGTTCTAACCCGCCTTCTTCCTTTGATTTAAGGTCAATAGCGATGTCTTTCATTCTGCCTTCTAGCATATTTTCGTTTGTATCTATTACTTTATTAAACATTTTGTTATAAATTTCTTCTATTTTTGACTTCCATTCTTCCCCATAACGTTCCTTATATTTATCTATTGTTTCTTTGCTACTTGCCCATTCTTCTATATCTTTTAGTTCAACTTTACTTTTCATTGTTTCATTATCCTTATTTGCGTTAACGTTGATTAAATTATCACTATGTTTGCTTGGTTTATAAGGACCACCTTGAAACTTGGGACTGTAATGTTTTTCACCTGGCGTTATTGAAGAATTATATTTTGCGTAATCATGCCCAATATCATAAGCTTCTGGTACTTGATCTGTAAAAGACAAGCCAAGCGTATTATCAGGTACAAATTCTGTACCTCTTGCGCTAGGTTCTTTTTCACTCTTATCTCTCTTTGTTTTTAATTCGCCATAAATTTCTTTAAATCGTTTAGTGTTTTTACTTGCTTTAGTTTTTATTTTAAAACCTGCAAGTTCATTTGAATCTTTTAATCCTTTGTCTTTAGGTTGGTCTATTTCTTCTTTCAATCTTCTTGCTCTTTCCTCTAACTTAACAGGATAAACAGGAGTTTCCATTATATTATACAACCAAGCTTTGTGTAACTTCATATCAACATCTTCTAAAGTTACATAGTTTGTTCCTCTTCTTATAATGACACCAGTTATATTATTATCTGTATCGTCAACTATATCTCCTACATCAAATAAATGCTCTGAAATATACTTGTCCCTTAATGTCATTCTTTCTAACTCCCCTTTTGTAGAGGCAGTTATAAATGGTTTAAATCTATACGCACCTGCACCGTGATCTATGGATGCAGCCAAGTTCATTCCTTTTCTAACGTTTCGGAATAGGTCTTGTGCGTTTTTAGTTCTAGCAAAGTTGGATGGTAATCCTTTTTTAAACATTGCAAAGTTTTTTTGACTTGCAGCTGATCTCATTTTACTAGCACTCATACCTGAAGCACCTTCAGCGTCTGGATCTCTATCTCCTGCTGAAGCTACTTTTATACTATCAAAATTATATTTTCCGTGTCGGCTTTTTACGCCGTTATATTTCTTTAAGATAGTATCAAATTCTCTTACTCTATCGCTACCAACAACCATTGTAATATCATTGTATCCTCTTTTATCTAAATCAGTAGCAATATCTAAAATCATATTAGATGGATTAACTACAAAACTTCTAGCGTGTCTAGGAAACATTTGCTTCATTGTTTGTAATTTAGTTCTAGCAGATAATGGATTTTTACTTGAGTCTTCCGATCTACTTAAATAAATTACATAATTATTTGCTCTGACACTTGCAACTTTATTAATAAGTTTTTCGTGTCCAATTGTTGGTGGATTAAAGCGACCGAAGGTAAATGCTATTGACTTACCCCCAGCCGCTTCCTTTATTTTTGATAGTGATTTCAGTTCGTCTGGTGTAATTTTACCGTCTTCCATAATGTCTGTCAACTTTTTGAAAAATTTGAGATAATGATACTTTTCTAACATTTTATAGGTCACGTTTTTTGGAAGTCGATTCTTCACACCGAACTTTCTGATTTCGTCTGGCGACATATCTTTATCAAAAGCAGCCTTTCGGTTTGCAATTGTCTTAGCGCCAATATCAATTAACGTGTTAATAGAAGATTTAATTTCATCTAACTTTTCGGATACTAATTTTGACAAGTTATCAATGTCGGAGCTTGTCAGACCTTTTAGTTCCTCATAATCAATCATATCCCTTGCGAGTTCACCTTTAACAACATCTATTTCAGAAACGTGCTTCTGAAAATCCGCAACGTATTTTTCTGGCTCAAATTTACCAGGTTCTGGTCTTCTGATCCACTTGTTAGTGTCAATATCAAAAGTACCATCAGCCATGTCCCGAGCCTTACTAAATGTTGCAGGATCTATGATAGAAAAGTAGTTGATAGGATGTTTTGTGCCTGGTATTACTTTACCATTTATCTCTCCTTGATATTCTCTTATACTATCGTGGACTTTTTCCTGTTCTGCTTGTGAACCAGGAATGTCAAATAGTATATTTACATCAAGGTCGGCGTCATCTCTATATTGTTTAGTTAGTATTGAACCAATTAAGGTATACTTAACTACTTTTCCAAATTTTTCAAATGTTTTAATTCCGTCTAATATTTGTTTTTTAACTGCAGGCTTTATTGTAGGTTTATCTGTATCTGCTTTATCAAATACAGGTTTAGCATACGTCTGTTTTGGTATGTCTATAATAGATTCTTTTATAAAGTCTTTAAATCTCATCTATCTTCTTTTTGCCTTTCTCTCTCCTGCCATCCATCTCTTTGCTATATAACTAGAGATAGGTTGTCTAATATATTTATTTACTATCTTGCTTACCCTATTCATTGTAAGCGTTGTTAATTCTAAATCTGATTTATTATTATCTACCACAAGAAAATTGCCAAGGCCAAATAGTTTTTGAAATCTACCCATATTGCTTTGTACACCTTCCCAACTTGTCTTTGTTATTAATTGTGGTATACTTCTTTCACGTCTAGCATTTCTTGCCAATGCAACTTCTAAACTTGTATTAACAAATACCATATAACAATCATAACCCATTTGTCTTAACATAGCAACTTGTCTAGCAATAGATTCATAATCTCTTCCTGTACTATCAATAACTAAACCTAATCTTCCTTGAACATACGAGTCTAGTTGTGTTATGGCTATTTTCTTTGCCTGTCTTCTAATTAAATCTCTAAAATATAATTCGCTATCTGGCATTTGTAATGACAAATTTGCTTTCTTTAAATTTCTTTCAAAATGACCATCTGAATTAACTACTTTTAATCCAGTGCCTCTAAAAGCAGAGTGTGCAACAAATGATTTACCTGAACCAGGACCACCTGCTAAGAAGAATGCTTTAAATATAGCTGGGTCATATAAACCTTCAGATATATTTTGCATAAAACTTTTTACTTTCTTAATCATACTTTTTGTCCTCTATACTCTTTATTATTTCTTTTGCGACAGTTTCAGGTTCTCCTTCTGCTTTAATTTCTATAAACCCTGGTTTATCTCTTAAATATTCTACCACAGGTCCTGTTTCTTTTTTATATAAAGCAATCCTATCATTAATAATTTCTTTTGTATCATCAGCACGACCACGTGCTAACAATCTTCTCATAATTTCTTCTCTACTTACATTTAAAAATACTGCACAATCATAACCTATTTCTGCCTTTTGCATATCTTCAACTTGTTGCATATATCTTGGCCATCCATCTAATACATAACCTTTAGGAGATTGTTCAACTTTACTTTTTATTAATTCTAAAACAATCTCATTAGGAGCAAACTGACCTGTTGTCATTAAATCTTTTATTTGTAGTCCTATTTCACTCTTTTTTTCTACTTCTTTTCTTAACAAATCACCTGGATAGATATGTGTTATATCAAAATGTTTAATTAAGTATTCTGCATAAGTAGATTTACCTGAACCTGGTCCACCTAATATGATAATTCTCATACGACCTATTTGTTCAAATATAAAATCTCTAAAACCTTTCATTAATCATTTATCCTCTTATCCAATTCTTGGAAATCGTAAAGTTTGCCGTACTAAACGTTAACCTATCTACCAGTTTAACTGCATTGCCCATTTTATCTACAGCAACATAACCTTCAGGATTTGTTACTTCAAATCCATTACCTCTTTGTAAAAAGGTACCAATAGATTTAATTTGATTCATTTTTCTTACTACAAAATCTTTAACTCTTTGTAAAGTCACATAACTAGCAATAGCAAAGTAGATTTCAGTATCGTAACTGTCAATGAATTTCAATCCATCATTTTTAATCATTTCATATTTTCTTTTTGTTGTAGCTGTTTTTCTTTTAGATATTTCATCATCTAAAACAGACGCATAATATTTTCTAAAATCTGATTGTAATCTTCTAACATCACCAATTGTTTTGCCTCGTCTTACATAATCATTAAAAAATATTTTTAATCTAGCACCAACTGATAACAGATTGGTTTGTCTTTTTAATAAATTTAATATTCTTTTACCTTTTGATAATGAACCTATTGCCATTCTTAATTGAGCGTCATATGAATCAGACTCGCTGGATGTAAATGTAGCAACACCTGATGTATCTTTATAACTTGCGTCAGAAAAGAATACCGATGGCGTCTTTGTAAAACGATTTACATTGACGCCAAAGCCTGCCTTTAGATTTGACATTTTCTTTCCTGTGTAACTAGTGTGAAAAATTATGCCTAATTTTGCTCTTTTAATTCTTTTAGCAAGTAAAGTATTTTCAGGTACAGCGTATGTTATAGTATTAGGTGTAAATGCGATAGCGTCTTCACCTCTTATAGATACCGACTTAATATCTGCTGGGGTAAATAACAAGTCACCTTGTACAATACCTTTGATACCAAGTTTAGGTAATTCTCTTAATGCTATGTTTAATTTAGCAGCTAAACCACCAGAGTGATTTCTGCTTATGTCTGATTGTGTGTAATTGATTTTAGGGGTTACGTTGAATATTGATTTTGATCCAACAAAGAATCTGCCATTTTCAGGATTGATACCACAGAATACTGCTGGTGCACCATCCCACTTAACGGACACGTTTAATTTTCTACGTGATGAACCTGTCAGCATACCTCTTAATGATTTAAGAAATGCTACTGCGTTAAGGCCACCTTCGTAACCGTTATTAATTATTTCGTCTTCTAAATGTTCTAAATGAGTATTTTTTGACTCACTCAAATATTGTTTAAAACTATACATTTTTCTCCCACTGTATCCATTATATCATTCCCCTTGCTTTTTGTCAAGCAAAAGCCACTTATTCCATTAATAAATCACTAGTTACTAGACTATTTATA